CGCCGACCGAGATCTACACAGGGGGTATCGTCGGCAGCGTCAGAGGTGTATAAGGGACAGCCTACGGCCTCTCGTGTGCGGGGGTGCGTGCGCGTGCGCATATACGTGCACGCGCGCGCGTGTGGGTGATGCGGGAGTGTGGCCCGAACGCCTGTTCGATGATGTAGGTCACGCAAATTGGTGCCAAATCTGGCTTGACTCGGCTTGTCTGGGTGTGTGTATAGTTAAGCCATCAGCACGGAGCGAACCGCTCCACCAAGAAAGGATCACAGCAATGAGCGCCACCGACTACATCACTGACGTCACCGCCAACCTGACCGAGTGGGGGATCACCTACCGCGAGACCACTGAGGGCATCAGCGTCAGCAACATTCACCTCGAGGTCGCCGAGGACGGATACCGCCCCGCAGGCACCATCCTGGATGGCACTGAGACGGTCGCCGTCACCAGTGACGCAGACAAGGCGGCCGCCCTCCTGGCCTTTCCGCTGGCCCGCCGCGCATGGGAGCTCGGGTACACCGGAGATTTCGGCGTCGTCTACGTTGGCGGGGAGGTTGAGATGACCCTCTCCTGCGGGAGTAGCGACCTCACCATCTCCGCAGGCGTCAATGAGGCAGACCGGTTCATCATCACGGAGCACGACCTCTTCGGTCAGGCTGTCGTCATGAGCGACCTTGAGGCGGCCCTCGAGTCCGCCCAGCTGGCCTACCAGGACCCGGAGGTGGCGTGGCGGGTGCTCTGCGGTGCCACCGACTTCGAGCACGACGACTGGGAGACGCTGGTGGAGCACTTCCACTGGCAGGCCCGATTCGACCACGGCTACAGGTTCACTAAGGTCTCCACCAGTGAGTCCGACAATGTGGCCCTCGTGGAGGACTGGAGTGAGGACTCTCCCGTCCGAGTTATCAACGTCGACACGGTGACTGACGTGACTTACTGGGCGCCGAGCGACACGGCCGCCGCGGTCCTGTACGCGATCTCCTGACGGCAGTCAGGTAGCCCGAATGGTTGTAGCGGGGGTCCGATTCCCCCGCCGGGCACGAAACTCACCCACACACATAGGAGTATCACCATGATAACCACCGAAGACCGTCTAGCCCACGCGCTCGAGACCGCGATCGAAGACCTCGAGTTCGGCTTGGATTCAGCGTCACTCGAGTTCGAGGTCATGACGTCACCGAACACGAACCAGTACATCGTCGTCTTCGCTGACGGTGAGCGCCACGCATACGTCACCGCGGAACTCTCATGGGATGACACCCCCATGGTGTTCGTAGATATCTACAGCGTTGACCCCGACGGCGAAGAGAGCTGGGTGCACGGAGACCTGAGCGTGAGCGACGCCATTCCCTATATCGTCAACGCCTGAATTGGAGGACTGGAAGCAATGAGCACTATCAGTGAGCGCGTCGCCGCCGCGTTCAAGGCAGCCACGGGCGAAGACGCGGCCCTTTCGGGTGGCTGGCATGCCGTCAACTCAACGCACAGCCTGGAAGTGCGTAACATTCTGGGTACACGCCGCCGCGAAGCGATCGCGCAGGCGACCGCCAAGGATTCAATGAACGTTAAGTACTGGGCTGAGCGGCACCAGGAGTGGTCCAGTGTTGAGGTTATGACTCATATGCTGCGTGACGCCAAACAGCGCGCTAATGCGCTTGCGGCACTGTCTAATGTGCTCGGCGCTAGTGGGTGGTATGTTCGCCCTATCCTCGAGTCGTCTACTTGCGGCGGCCTTAGGGCCAGCAAGGGCGGCAATGAGGTTCAGGTGTACTCGAGCGGTGAGGTTCGCGGGCATGATGATGTTGCGGTCCGGTTCGCTAGGGAAGCATTCGAGGTCGCGCTCGAGCGGACACAAGCCAGCTAGTCGGGATGGGCGGCCACGCAGTGTCGCGGCCGCTCCACCTCACCTAGAGGAATCGCGTAGCGGAAACACGGCCCGCCGTTGAATAACGCTTGCGCACGTTAGTTGAGAACTACACAGAGATTAGGCCATAGGTGGCAGGCACCGCACGCACGGCGGTAGCCCCGCGTAGTCGATACAGTCTGCCCACCTATGAGTCACCTAGACCGCCCTACTGATTTCTATCATCAGAGGTTTGCTGTGATCCATTTTTGGTCTAGGTGGCCCATAGGCGCCCGAAGTGTTCGGGGCCTGGAAAGGAAAGATCATGCCTGAACAGTACGTCACCATTGATGGGGTAAGCGAACCTCTCCACTACACCTGGATCGGCGAGGCCCTGGCCCAGTCGGGCGCCCCCGCGTTCTCAGCCAACCTACAGTCCTGGGACTTACTGGACGCCCTGTTCCCCGACAATCCCCATCTCTGGAACGCGGGCAAGTACCTCACCAGGTACGGCCGCAAGGGGGATGCGAGCAAGCGCGTAGAGGACCTACGCAAGGCCATCACATACCTCGAGCGGGCCATCAAGGCAGAGGAGAACCGTGCCAGCTGACGCACCACTCGAGCACCGCCTCATCACGCACGCTGACATGCGCCGCATGCCCGACGGGGCCACGGTCTATAACGACCTGCACGAGCCATGGGTTAAGCACGGCCCATGGTGGCACCTAGACGACGGCGACACGCGCCTACTCGGCACAGAACTCAAGCGCCTATCAGCATGGCTGTACACGCTCGAGCCATTCAACCCTGCCAGATACATCCGGCATCACTAACCCCACACACAGAAGGAACACTCGCCATGGATCACACCTACGCACCCAACGTTGCGATGCAACTGGCTCACATGTGGCCGCACTGTCGGTCATACGTCACACCTACGCCTACGGGCTACGCCGTCACGTTCGGCTCCGTGGCGGCCGAGCTCACCCCGGACTGGTGGGCGGTACGCAAGCCCGGCCACTCGGATCGACGCTGGGGGTACGTCGAATGCGATGAGGTCGTCATCGCGGACACGCTCGCTGAGGCGAACGCCCACAACTTCCATGACTCCGTTAAGGGGCGGGTGACAGCATTCGACCGGCGCCTGAGGGTCCGCAGGGTGGGTGATGTGTACAGCATCGCCACCGCGGAGTCTGAGACCATCACCATCGTCCCGATCGGGGGCATGATCGCCGTGACTGCCGGGGGTGTAACCCATGAGGTGGCGACGATGGGGCACGCGATCATGGCCGTGGGGGCACTGGTGGCGTCCACTAAGTAGGTTCCTGGATAGGGGCCTCCCAGCAGGATAGGGGCCTCCCAGCAGGATAGGGGGCTCCCAGCAGAATAGGGGCCTCCCAGCAGGATAGGGGCCTCCCAGGAAAGGAGCACAGATGTCAGAACAGCTGACAGTTCATCAGGCGCTAAGCAAGGTGATGGCGGAAGTTCAGGCAGTCAGGAAGGACAGCAAGAACCAGGCACAGCGATTCAACTTCCGTGGCATCGACGCGGTAATGAACGCCGTAGGGCCCGCGCTCCGCAAGCACGGGGTAGTCATCCTCCCCGAAGAGGTTGACGTACACCGGACCAACGGAACCACAGCGAACGGCAAGCAGACAGTAGAGGTGGTCGTCAAGGTCACCTACCGGGTCTACGGCCCAGCCGGGGACAGCATCCACGGGAAGGTCGCAGCCGAGGCCATGGACTTCGGAGACAAGGCAATCGCCAAGGCGATGAGTGTCGCCTACAGGACATTCCTGTTACAGGCGCTCACCATCCCCACGGACGAGCCCGACCCGGACAGTGAGTCCTACGAGAGGGGGGCTCCCAACGGAACAGGGACCTCCCAGCAGACAGGGAGCTCCCAGCAGAATACCCCCCTCCCAGTGGAACAGGGGGTTCCCAAGAGAACAGCGGCCGAACAGTGCGGCATGATCCTTGACGGATTCTGCGCCACCCACCACCTGGACGGCGACAAGGTCCGTGAGGAGTACTTCGCAGCAGGCGGTAAGGCTAACCCAGACATGCTCAGGGCATGGCTGGCACAGAACTACGGGGCAGGAAAGGTCCAGTGAGCAAAGAGAACTCACTCCGCAGGGCGGCTATCGCGGCACACATCGCCAAGGTGGCCTCCCAGGAGAAGAAGAAGGCCCTCAAGGAGCTTGAGGAGTACATGGCGCCGGGCGACACGTCCAAGCCCATGATCGACGGCCTCCAGGTGGGCACGGTGAGCGTCAGCGCACCCCAGCCCCGCTACCAGGTTGTTGACGAGAAGGCCCTCGTGGCCTGGCTTGAGTGGAACAAGCCTGACGCCGTACACAAGGTGCCCGCCCCATGGTTCGTGGCTGCCGCAGCCCTGGATGGGTTCATCAAGCAGACCGGAGAGGTTCCTGATGGTGTTGAGGTCGTTCAGGGTGACCCGCGCATCTCGGTGCGCATCTCCACTACCCAGGAGGAAGCCATCAGAGAGCTCATCTCCACGGGCGACATCAGCATCCTCGAGATCGAGGGCGGGGATGCCTAGAAAGGGGGCTCCCAAGAAAACAGGGCCCTCCCAGGAAACAAGGGAGCTCGTCTACGAGAGGGATGGTTACCGGTGTGCCCGCTGCGGCAGGCATGCCGGTAACGGCCCCATGAGTATCCAGCACCGGAGGGCTCGTGGCATGGGTGGCAGTAAGTCCCCCAATACGAACAGTCCCAGTAACCTCATCCTCCTGTGTGGGGATGGGGTGCGGGGCTGTCATGGGTACATCGAGCAGAACAGGGCTGAGGCGCGACGGGCGGGCTTCAATGTCCCCCAGTTCGTAGCCAACCCTGAGAGCATCCCAGTCACCTACTGGGACGGGAGAACCTACCTGCTGAAAGATGACGGGAGGCGAGAATGCTTAGCCTAGAGGAGGTCACATACACATACGCAACCATCACGTGCAACTGGCCCTCCTGCACTAACAGGATGGACCTTCATCCGGGGCCAGCTGACATTGACCGAGAGAAGCGCGAGATTCGGGGCCTGCGCAACCTAGCCACACGACATGGCTGGAGTATCGACAAAAACACATCAGAGACAATTTGCCCCTACCACATACAAAGGACACCCAATGAAGTTCACTGAACTCTCAGAGAAGATCGCCGCAGAGGCCAGACAGTACGAGGAGTCACCACTTCTCGTCATCAAGAAGTGGCATGGGTCGCTGCGTTCAATCGCAGATTGCATTATTGAGTCAGGGCGGGAGGGCGTTGATCCCGAGGAAGCTAAATGGCTCCTCGACGACATTCAATTCTGCCTGCGGAGTATGGCCGTCGGGTCCGCAATCATGCTGGAATCCCTTGGCGTGGTAGACCCGGCAGCTGATTTCAACGCCGAGTACCAGCTGGCCGCCGTCAAGCACCCGGGCATGACGCTCGACAGCGACAAGCACACCAACGAATCCCGCTTCTACGCCCTGGCCGAGGAAGTCGGGGAGGTTTGCGCCGCCCTCACCTACGACAACAAGGCTGACACTGGCCACAACTCGGACCTCATCTCCGAGGTCACACAGGTTGGCGGCCTCGCCATCGCCTGGCTCATGCGATTCGACGAGGAGGAGTCGTGACCGTCTTGCTTGCTGCCGCCATTGTGGTTGCTCTCATATCTCTGGGGGCCTACGTCAACGTAGCTGCGCAACGCGACCACCTGGAGCGACGGGTGGCCGAACTGGAGTTCCAGCTCAGGTCAGCCCTGGAGAAGCGCCTTGGCTCGGACTCGTAAGAGCGCCAAAGCCGCCGGGGCGCGGTTCGAAAGAGTTGTCGCCGACTACCTCGCCGAGGAGTTGGACGACGACAGGATCGACCGCGCCCCCAAGGCCGGGGCTAAGGACAAAGGTGACATTGCCAACGTACGCATGGGCGACCACAAGGTCGTCATTGAGTGCAAGGATGTTGCCCGCATGGACCTGCCGAAGTGGACTCGAGAGGCTCAGGTTGAGGCGGAGAACGCCTCCGCCCTCCTCGGCATCGTTGTCCATAAGCGGCACGGGGTTGCCAAACCTGACCAACAATGGGTTACAATGACACTCGGAGACCTCGCCAGGCTCCTGAAAGGACAACGATGAAAACTATCCCCGGCTACCTCAGTAAGAACGAGGCGGCCAGCATGCTCGGCATCACCCGCCGAACACTCGACCGACACATCCAGAAGAACAAGACCCCCACCCTCCGTTTCCTCGGAGACCCCACCATCTACGTCCAAGAGCACGACATCAAGAAGCTCTTCTCCCCCATCCGAAAGGCAAACTAACCATGGCATGTGACATCACCATCGAAGGCAACCTCGGAGCCGCCCCCGAGGTTAAGTACACGCAGAGCGGCCAGCAGATTACCGAGCTCCGAATCGCGGCAACCGCATCCCGCAAGACCCAGGACGGCTCCTGGGAGGACGACGGCGACCCCCTCTGGGTCACCGCCTCCTTCTGGGGTGAGCAGTATGGTTATCTTGCCGACATCCTCAAGAAGGGTGACAAGGTGACCGTGACAGGCCTACTCATTCAGCGCGGATGGGACGGCAACGACGGCCAGCGCCGCACCAACCTGGAGGTGAAGTTCCCCCGCTTCCGAGGAGTCATCCCCCGCCGGGGCGGCCAGCAGCAGGCCGGATTCAATGCCCCAAAGGGCGGCCAGCAGGGCGACCCCTGGGCGCAGGCAGGAGCGCCGTTCTAATGCGCTGGAAAGACATGCCAAATTCGCTCAAGTATGAGTGCCTCATGGGCGCCTCGATGGCAGTAATTCTAGTTAGCGCTGCAATCGCATTCCTTGGCGCGTGCGTCGCAGGCGTCATATATGCCCCACTGCCAGTTAAAATCCCCATTGCTGTGATCGGAATCAGTTCTGCATTAGCAATGCTCGCCTGGACCTACAAGGAGTAATGAACATGACTGACTACGAGAAAGCCGTCCTCATGAATGGCATTGCGGTGCTGGCCGTATATGTTGGCGCAGCTATTGCGCTCATTGCTGGCATGATCTTCTTGCCGTGGTGGCCCGCCAAGGTTGCTTGTGCACTCATCGCCACTTATGGCCTCTTCCGCACTTTGGCTGCGTACTACTTGAGCCGCTAGTGCATCATATTAAACGCAAGACGACCCACCCCCACTCCAGGGGGCAGGTCATCTGCGACGCCTGCTTCACCACAATCAGGCAAGGACTCATGTACCGGAGGGACACCTGGAAGGACGGAACCTACCACTGGTCCCTCCGGTACTGCCCAGACTGCTGGCTCATCCTCGACGAGGTAGAAGCCACAACACACCAAACCTACGGCAGCCCAGACGCTGAACACTACGAGCAATGGGCCGCCACCCACATCAACACAGAAAGAGCACAAGCATGGATGCTTCGCGCATTTCCGCCCTAACTACACAACAGCTGGAAGACGTCGCAAAGGCTGCGACAGCCCACCGGCCAGCAGAACTCCTGGACGTCACTGCCGGTGGTGGCCGCATTCACATTGAAGCCATTTCGGATGGCGGACGCACGACCTTCGGGAAGTGGGACCTTCATCTCCAAGACAGAACCATGTTCCTTCACATCATCATCGACGACATCCTCTACACGGAGGTGCTCGAGGAGCACATGCCCATGCGCTGGGGTCGCGCAATGAATGGCCTGCGGGCGTGGGGTAGGGCAGTCAATGCCTGCGAACTCAAGATGGTCCTGGCAGACACCCCCAACCTGGCCCACCTGAGTGCCGACCATCTCATGCCGCCCCGCGAGTACTCACCGCTAGGAGGTTCGCCCGCATGGTGAACATCAAGCTTCACGGCCACCAGTGGGTCGCCAACATGGCCTGCACCCAGTGTGGCATCACCCGCATCGAGCAGGCACACCCGCGCACCAAGCCGTGGGTGGCAGTCGAATCAACCATCAAGACCACAGCCAGGACCCTCGGTTGGAAAGTCGGGGCCGAGACGGCAATCTGCGGAGCATGCAGGAGGAGCAAATGAGCACCAAGACATGGCGATACGTTGACGCGCGCTGCACATGGAAGCCCCTCGCCCACTACCTCGCATGGAAGTGGAGGCGGCAAGGTTACAGAACCGCATACGTCTCAGTGAGCCCTTGCAAGGCTCTCGTCGGGGCGCTAGACTACAACCATTCCGGTGAGTGACTCCGCTGGATGTGGGATAGGTGAACGGCCCGGGGATTGACCAAGATGTCTCCCTGGGCCGTTGCCATACTCTGGAAAGAAAGACAAGACACCAATGACCCCCCTTGATGAAGCCATCATCGAGAACGACCTCCTCCCCGAGGACCAGCGCGCCAGCAACGTGGAGCTCGCCGCACGATTCAACACATCAGAGTCGTCCGTCCGCCGACACCGCGCCAAGCTCAAGCGCCGGGGCGCCCCCGACATGGGGCACGACGCATTCTTCAACGACGTCCCCGTGGACGCCATCTTGCAGCGCGGGAAGACGATCCGCCTCCCTGATGGCTCCTACGAGAAGATCACGTGGAAGCCTGGCGCCGTCGAGATGGCCGAGGCTAAGCGCCTCTCCTATGAGGACCTCGCCCACGTCTTCCATGAGCCCATCCTTCCCAAGCCCACTAAGGTCTCTGATGCCTCCACGAAGGTCGTCTGCCTAGCGGACTTGCAGGTGGGCAAGCGTCAATCAGGCGGCGGCACGGAGGACACGGTTCGCCTCGTGCGCCGGGCCATCAAGGACATCGGTGACGACATCCGCTTCCGTGGCCCCTATAAGCGCATCATTCTCGCCGACGTTGGAGACTCCACGGAGGGCTTCTGGAACGTTGCCAGCCAGGCGCAGACCAACGACCTCTCCCTCACCGACCAGATTCGCACCGTGCAGCGCCTCTACGCCGAGGCCGTCCAGTTCCTCGCCCACCTCTGTGAGTCCCTCTACTACGTTGCAGTCCCATCCAACCACTGCGCCGTCCGCACCGGGCCCGGCAAGAACAGTCGCGCCAACGCCCCCGATGACGACTTCGGAATCATGATATCCAAGAACATCGAAGACATCATCGCGGGCCGACCCGGCTATGAGCACGTCACCTTCCATCGCCCCGAGAAGTGGGAGGAGGCTGTCACTGTGGACGCCGCGGACGGCACCCGTATCGGCTTCACACACGGCCATCTGGCGGGCTCACAGTCCAAGGTGCCAGGATGGTTCAGGGACCTCGCGTTCGGGCGTAGGAGCGGCCTCTACGAGGCCAGAATCCTCGTCCACGGGCACTGGCACAACTTCGCCGTCAGCCAGGCCGGTGACGCCCGCTGGATCATCTCCTGCCCCTCCGCTGACCGCGGCTCCGACTGGTGGACGAACCTGTCCGGCGACTCCACTCTCCCCGCAATCCTCACCTTCGAGGCCCAGGGCGGCAACGCCTCATCCTGGGAGCTCTACTCCTAACCCCAGAAAGGAACACGTCATGACCAATTCATTCTACGGGGACCCCCAGGACTCCCCCGACCTTGATGCAGGAGACACCCTAGCTCTCCTCATTGGCAGGTATGTCACGAACATCGAGACCGGTACGTTCGAAATGAATGACTGGATGGAGGACTGTGAGAAGCCTCGGCGCTCATCACCCTCGACGATGGCACGCAGCTTCTGGCCGTAGGGCGGGGTGGAGGGTGCTCGTGCGGTCAGGGAGACTTCGAGTTCACCAAGGCGTTCTACCAGGGCTCGCCGTCGGCACGCATCATGAACGCCACGGTGGAGATGGAAGGTGAACCCGGCTTCGATGGGGATATCTCGGCCACAGGCTTCAAGGTGTTCGTGATCGTTGACGATGAGAAGCTCCCCCTCCTCGAGTTTGACGGCTACGAGGGCGACGGCTACTACGGTCGCGGCTTCTGGCTCTATGCTTACCCGTTAGAGAAGCAGTGACATACAAGGCCCCCGCTTGTATCACGTCGGCTATAAGCGGGGGCCTTGCAGTGTCAGGCCTTGACGGCCGCCAGGGCCTCGGGAGTGCCCACAGCCCAGCCGACGATGGTCACGCCAGCAGCCTTGGCGGCCGACCTTGCAGTCTCCTGCTCATCCTTGCTGGACACGAGGACCCACACGCCGTCAGGGAACACGCTCTTCGCAGCACCCCACACCCCGGCGCCAGCCTTAGCGGCCGACAGGATACCCTTCTGCGCATCCTTGACCGGGTCAGTCAGCTGCCAGTCGGCAGTGGCGTCCGTAGCGTTCACCACGCGCACGATAGACGGGTACTGGGCCTTCATGATGCCGCGCAGCTTCGTCTGTCCGCGTCCGTGAATCTCCTGATACGCCTTCCCTGCCCGGGACGCCAACACGGTAAATGCCTTGCCGTCCGAGGACTTGTAGTACTCGGCCCCAGAGTCAGAGAGCCCGTTCCTAACGTTCGGCAGCACCTCGATACCAGCAGCTTCAAACATGTTGAGAGAGTCGACCATGCCCGCAACATCCAGGCCCAAGTTACGGGCGCCCTGAATGGACACGTTGGAGAACTCGCGCTTTATGCTGTCTTTGTCGGTGAAGCTATCGGGAATGCCGACGGCGAGGTCCGCGGTGTCGCCGACACCGCGGAGCGGGAGGGCCACCTGGTTGGGCTTCAAGGCCGCAACAGCGCTGAGGTCAGCGTCCGAGTAGGCGACGCGGGCCGGGTTACCCCAGCCGTCGGAGAGCCAGGCCATGACCGGGAGACCGTCACCCTGAGCTGGAGGCGGTGTCGGAGGTGTTGCGGGCGCGGACGGGACGACCGGACCCTGAGCCTTGGACCACGCAGCCAGGGACGCCACCGCGTCACCGATACGCTTTGCAGCAGCTGCACCGAATGCTACCGCACCCATCTTCGTGGGGTGAGTCTCGTCCGAAAGGAGAAGCGTGTCACGAGTCCCGTCGCCCTTCGGAGCCCCCGCGTGTCCGGTGCCAGACAGAACATCCGACACCTGAATCACGGGCGCGCCCGGAGTCAGGGGAGTATCCCCGGAGGCAGGCGCCCACGGGGCAGTCACCCGGTAGGCGACACCGGAGTAGATAACCACATCCCCCGTAGCTGACACCCGCCCATCACGCCACGGCACAGCCTGCTTATCGACGACACCAAGCCAGTCCACGAAAGCGATACCGTTCCCGAGCCCGCCGGAGGCATCCACGCCATCCTTCGTTGCCTTCACGTTAACGTTGGCGGAACGAGACTGGAGGCGGGTAACAGAGGACGGCTGCGGGCCGAGCACCACGATCGGCACCTGCGGAAGCTTGGCGCGCACCTTAGTGATGAATGACTTCACGGCCTCCGTGATCACTGAGCCGGTGGCGTCGCCGTTGTCGATCACCTTGTCGGCGTTCAGGGATCCGATGGTCACGATCAGATTCGGTGCCGCGGCGCAGACTGAGTTGATGCGGGTATCCACCTCGAAGCCGTCACGGCCAGAGGCGGAGTACCCGAATCCCGAGCCATCTACCGCACTGAACGCCGGGACACAGCCCAGCGCGCGCGACACGACGGAGGGAAGGTTGAAACCCTGCCCCATGGTACTCTCGGTGCTCCACGAGTCACCAAAGAACCCGACCGTAGGAACCCCCTGCCCAGCGCGAAGCGGGAGCGCAGCCAGAGGAGCGCTCGGCGTTGACGGCACAGGAGCAACCCCCCCAGCCTGAGACAACTCGGCCTTTGTCGCGTAGGTGGAAGCGACCTCCGTCTTAGTGGGGTAGGTCTCCTGGGCGTCACTCTTAGTGACGTACGTGCTAGACGCGTCTGAGCGCGTCAGGTAGCTGGACAGGTCCGGGCCCTGCGCCCCCAGCTGAGCCTGCGTCAGAGCCTCCTTAGTCGCATACGTGGAAGCCACGTCAGCGGTCTTCGCATAATCGGTGAGCTCAGCCTTCGTGGCCGCCGCGTCAACCCGAGCACTGAGCGCATTGTCGGCGGATTCAACGTCCGCCTTCGTAGCGTAGAGCGACAAATCGGGGGCCGATAGAGCCTTCACCTCCCCCTTCGTTGCGAAGACCTCATCCGCCTTACTCTTGCTGTACCAGGTTAGGTCAGCCACTGATTCCGTCCTTCCATGCAAGAAGACCGCCGCCGACTTCGACGATCTCATCCGAGTTGATGGCCTCCAGGAGACCGTTTCCTGCGTCGCGTGCCTTAGTTGACGACATGTCCGTCACCCTGCGGTCGGCGATGATGTCGGTCAGGTCGACTGTCGTGTTAGCGACAATCCCGGCGAAATATTCTTTCCGCCCGACTGGGGTGCCAGGGATGTCGATCACTATGTGATAGTTGCGTTCGTTATCTGGGAGTGAGTCTGGCGCAATCAGTCGAAGAGGCTGTCCCTCCTTGGAGCTGACGAGCTCGCCATCGGGGGTCAGCTTGCCTACCACATAATGCGCGACGACAATCCGTCGCCCACCCACTTCACCCCCCTCGTACGGGACGAGAGGAGTGAATTCCACCCGCCCCTCACGACCAAACCCGTCAGGACCAATAATGCGTCCCGTGATGTTGGCGTATCCGCTCACGACGCCCCCCTACGTACCCTATTGTAGTTCTTCATCTTGTCGATCCTATCGTGCAGCGACTCTACTTCACTGTAGAGGTGTGCGCGGTCAGTCCTGGCGTCATTCCTGACTCCCTCAACCTGCCCCTCCAGGCCCTGGATGCGGTGCGACTGATCCGCAACACTCTCCCGGAGTGCTCCAACAGCCTCCGTCAAGGCATCCATCTTCGCGGTCAGGTCATCGAATCGCATATCTAGGTCGTCTCGAAGGTTGGTGGAGTGGTTGTTGTGCACCCCCTCGGATGCGGATTCAGCGGCGTCGGCTGCGCGGGCGACATGAACGCCCAGGCGCTCCAGGCGCTCATCGTTCTCGGCCTGCTGTCTCTTAAGTCTACTAGCGAGTCGAGCCACAAGCGCAGCCAGCAGGGCGACCGTGGCCGCAACGAGATCAGGAGATGTTAGGACTTGCCCTAACGGCAGGACGCTATCTACTGTCTGCACTGGTCACTCAGCCCGCGTGACGAGGAGTGTACTCGACGGGGGCCGTGGCGATCGCCTTATCAGTCTCCTTCGCGTCAGCGACGGAGGTAAGGACACTGGCCAGGACGGCGGTCGCGGCGATACCGAGCGCCCCCTTCCAGTCGATGTCGAGAATGCCGACACCCACAACGAAGGTGGCGAGCAGGGACTGGGCGAAGGTCTTCACGGCGCGGTCGAAGACGCCAGACCAGAATGAGGCTCGAGCGTAAATGCTCATGCACTCACCCCTTTCGGGAACAACTAGGGGGCGGGACTTCCGCCCCACCCCCTAGTTTACACTGCGTCAAACGAGGTCACATAAGCCGGAACGACCCCGAGCGAGACCGGTTCAGGGCCTCCTGGAGGGCCGCCCACGTAGCCTCACCAGGCTCGCCGTCCACGTAATCCCCGAAGGACCAGCCGCCAGCGAAGCGATTCCACATGTCCGGCGCGACTGGCTTCACCCAGCACCACGCCCAGTACTGGAAGACGCGCACCACATGGGAGTCCCAGGCGCGGTCCTCGGCCAGCCTCCCGGAGCCAGTGAGCATCTTCTGGGAGTGCTCAGGAACGGTCTTGTTGAGGTAGCGGCGGAGGTTGGCGACGGCGTAGAGCTCGTTGTAGCCGGGGGCGAAGACCTCGATGAGGCGCCGCACGGTGGCAGGCCCGTACTCGCCGTCCACCTCGAGAGTGCCAGCGGTGGCTACAGGGGCGGGGGCGCCGGAGATGACCTGGCCGCCGCCGATCATGCGGTCCCAGGTGGATCGATCCCGCAGGCGGTTCAGGTCGAGAGTCCCACTGTAGCCGGGAAGGCGCCCATCCTCCGTGTACTGATGGATCAGCGGGGACCCCCAGTACGAGACCGACGGGACGGCCGGGTCGCTATAGGAGGTGCCATAGTCCGAGTAACTCGAGCCTCCCGCATACCAGAGCGGGTAGGCCGCCGCCACGGACGACCAGTCGTAGCCGTTCAGGGCGGAGCCGTTCATGTAGATACCCGGCGTGGAGCCAGTCATGCCCTTCACGGCGTCGAGGAAGGTCTTCGCCCAGCCGGGCCCCTGCTCGACCGCGTTCGCCTCCCAGTCGAGCCAGAGAGTGGCCTTGCCGACGTAGCCGCGCACAGCATCCACGAAGTAGCGGGCCTGCTCGCTCGCGTCGCCGGGGCGGGCGAAGTGGTAGAAGCCCAGCCGCTTCGAAGCACCGAGAGTGGAGTTGGCCTGTGAGCCCATGTATGGGTTAACGTAGTCGTCATCCTCGGTGGCCTTGACGATCACGAAGTCCGCCCACAGGGCAGCCACGTTCAGGCCCGCCTGGTGGCTGGAGATGTCGATGCCGTGCGCGTGCGCGGGGGCGCTCGGAGCGGCAGTAGATGCGACCGCGGGCTTAGCCTGGGCGGCCTGCCCCTTACGGAACTCGGGCCACTGCGACAGGAACTTCCCCTCGTCGAAGCGGTGACAGCTGGTCCACGCCCCCGACTGAGTGTGGGGGTGGCTGGAGTAGCGGACGGTACGCGTCTCACCTCCGGTCTGGTCGCCGAGATAGCCGTCAATGCTCCCATCCTCGGCAATCCAGGCTTCGGAGATGAGGGGGTCCCCGCCGTCCTCGACGGCGATAACCACGTGGCCCCGGCCACCCTCATTCGCGGCGGAGAGAATCACGTCACCAACACGGAATCCACCCTGAGGGGCGAGGTCTGAGTCAGCCCATGGGACCTCGTTGCAGCCTCGGGCCTCCAGGCCCTGGCGCATATTGCCCGTCCAGTGGTCATTAATTTCGGGCAGGGCGGCGTGGCCCCACGGGACGCCGTAGGTGTCGTGCAGTCCGTAGCAGATGGCTCCGCAGACGAGGCTGGAGCAGTCCGCGTTCTGGGGTGAGGACACGTGGCCCTCCCAGTCAGCGTTGGCGTACCAGGTTCGCCGATCGGGCTGGCTGTAGCCCACGTTCTCCTGGTCGCAGATTCGGCGGGCGATGCGCGCCGCCACAGACTGAACTGTCACTTACTCTCCTTCATATTGGCGATCTCTTCCAACATAGTAGCGATACGCTGCTCGGCAATCACCGCGCGCTTCGTGAGCACAGCGACCTCCATTGCGAGAGCGTCGATTACCGTCATTGCATCAACCTGACTATCGGGCTCCACTAGCCTCTCCTTCCGGTGTTGATTCGGGCTTGGTGGGACCATAGTACCCTCCGCCTAGGATGTAGGCCTGCCCCCCGGAGGGGGTGGTGTCCATGTCTGAGAGCCCCAGCTCCCATGGGGAGCGGCGAGCGTAGTCCACCCATTCGATTGTGCCGTCCGTCTGCGGCGTGTCGACAATGCGGGCGCCCTTCACTAGGACGGACACCTCTTCGCCAGGCCGCCCCTCGACGTGAACCTTCCATGGTGCGACCCCGGGGCCATAACCGGTCTTCTCGAGGCGCCCCCTACCGGAAGTGCACAACACCATCCACGGGGCGTTCTTAGAGGCGATAGCGGGTACGTAGTCGGGGAGCTCCCACGTGCACCTGCCTTCGCTATCCAGAGTGAGGTTCTCCCAGTACTCGTGCTGTCGCCTATAAACATCTGACGCTGTCGACGC